TACCTTGAAACCCATAAAGTCTTTCATCACCAAGAAGAAAAGGAAAAATTAACATTCCTTTCAATATGGATTTTTCATTTATATTATAATACAATGTATCTAATTTATCAAGAATATTTCTCTTTTTACAAAATTCAATAGCTTTTTTATAATTTTTAGCTGGTTTAAAATACTCTTTATTTAGAGTAAATTTATATTTAATATCAAGATTGTCAATATTTATTTTTAAAGATTTTTCTTTTTTTATTAATTTTCCTTCTTTCAGAGAATTTAAAAAATCTTCTTTTTCTTCTTTTAAATACTCTTCAAAAACTAAAGGATCAACTAATTTAATAAATTCTCTAAGGTTTGTACTAAGATTACAATTATGGCAAAAAACTAATATTGTATCAGGTAGTTTATCAGTTAAAAACCAAAGTCTTTTTTTATATTTTGATTTACGACTATCACCACAAACAGGGCATCTCCCATTAAAATTATTATTTACTTTATGTATTCCTTCTATATTAAGTAAATGAATAAATTTTAATTGATCATATTTTTGTAGTGCCATTATTTAATTCCTAAATCATAAATTCACAAATTTCACTATCTTCACATTCTTTTACTGTGCATGGTTTTACTTTTGATGGACTTAATTTTCTACATTCTATATTTAAATCACACCGTATACAGCATAAATTTGTGCTTTGTTTACAAAAACTTGGCCTAATTTTTGCTGAACAAAATAAATATTTTTCTTTATCTGACATTTTTGTTTCTCCTTTTTTAAAAGTTAACTAAAAAAATTCTCAATGTTACTTTCTTCAATATCTTCATTTTTCTTTTTTTCATCTATACTACTAGTCATTTTAGTTTCAATTTTTTTATCATCTAATTTAAAATTATTAATATCTTCTGAATGTTTTACAAGATTAAACTTGACAAAATCACTCATCAATTTCATTCCATTATAAGAAAAAGACTGATTATTAAATTCCTCAATAATTGAATTATAGATTTCTAAAGGGATATAATCAAAATCAACAAGGTTTTGGTTAAAATCCCAGTGTTTTTTCATCAAAGGATCTGTAGATAAAAGATCATCTAATTCCGATAGAATTTTAATAGCAGTTTTTTCCCCTAATCTAGGTCTAATAGCAAGAATATTATCACTCTTATCCCCAATCATAGTATGAATTTTTTTAAAAAGTTGAACATCAATTTGTGGTTTAAAAATTTGTTTATGTTGATCATATATTAATACTTTATTTTTATCTTGAAGCTGAACAAAGTCTTTATCTGAAGATAATATATATATAGTTTCTTTATCTTTGAAATGTTTTGTTAGACAAGCAATAACATCATCTCCTTCTGCTTCGTCTATTTGAATGACGTACATATCAGAATAATTTTTTAAAGACTCCATGACGCTATTATAGCACGAATAGATAGCATCCCAATCAAACTTTGTATCTTTAGTTCTATTACCTTTATATTGTTGTTCTTCAAGTCTAGGAATACCATCTCTATTATCTAGATAATATTTTTTCCTCCAGTTATTTTTTCCTTCAAGTGCAATAACAAAAGGATTTTGTTTAGATGCTCCAAATTTTTTAGATAAATATGTAATTTGAGATAATACTAAATGTGTGATAAAATTTGGATTTTCAATAATATCATCAGCATTAGCCCAAAGAACCCGATTCATTGCCATAGCACCATCTAAAATTATCATTTAACTCTCCTATATAAAATAATAATCAAGTATATCATATTAAATTTATTTTTTCAACTTTTATTTTTTGTAAAATTGTAAACTATTAGTTTACATTTGAACATTTTTTAAAACCCTAGCCTTTCAAATAGTTCTTCATATTTTCTTAAAATTAAATCCCCATTTTCTTCAAAAGTGAACTGTTGTTTTACTTTTTTATTTGCAACATCAATAATTTCTAATCTTTTTTGTTCATTAAGGATTAACTCTTCTAAATAAATATACCAATCTGTTTTTGGTTTTTTAATAAGAAAGCCATCTTTTTCATGGTCAATAGTTGTTGCATAAGGATATACATTATCAGCAACAGAAACAACTTTTGCTAAACTATACTCTATGTATTTTAAATTGGATTTACACTTATTAAAATCATTATTAGCCGCAACAATAATTCCAATATCAAGATTAAGAGATATTAATGTTTTCATAAAATCATCAATAGAAGACCATTCTGTATGAATAGCAAAACTTTTATAAGATGGAGGGCAATAACCAAAAGTATAAAAATCAAAATCATATTTCTCTTTTAGTTTTCTAATAGCATTACCTAAATAGTGAGAAAAATCTGATTTATGGGTGTTACCACACCAAAACATTTTACCTTCTCTTCTAACTAATAAAGTATGATAAGGAACAGTCACACAATAAATCCTACCTTCATAGTGAACTTTACTTACTTCTTCTTTTAAAACTATTTTTTCTTTCTTTTTATAATCAAATTTTATTAAATATGTATCATATTTTTCGTTTGTTTTTTTATTAATACATGAAACCCCTATTTTAATAGCAATTTCATTTATATCATTCATTAAATTTAAAGATGAAGTTGAATAAGAAATTCTTTTATCTTTACCAATAGAAACATCTTCTTTGATTATCCAATCAAATAATATTTTTAATTGTCTTGAAGAGGTATTTAATAATTCTCTGGGGACAAATTTATTTTCTTCTTTCCCTATTTGATTAAGATAATTACATAATTGTTCATTAAAAATAATTAATTGAGAATTATTTTTTGTATAATTCCATTTATATTTTTTTGCTATTTGCTCAATAATATAAAGATACTGATTATTTTTATAATGAGATAATACAATTTGGTTATCATATTCAGAAACACAACAAGCATCAGAAAGCCATAAACCAAAGAATTTAAGCCAATCATCCATATATATTAGATGTTCATCGTGGTTTTTTAATTTAGGCAAGACAAAATATTTAACTTCTTTACCCTCATAATTACACATATTTTTAACGTAAAAATCTAATCCTTCTAATGATTCCATACTATGAAAATTAAAATCTAAATTCTTTTCAGATTTCATAATAGAAGCATACATATTATGATTAGGTGTAACTAAAAAATTCGTATGACTACCATTTCCATAATACATATCTCCTAAATATTGTTCATCAACATATTCAGTTGGTAAATGATATTCTAACATATTTGTTACAGGGTTTAAAGAAGCAACTTTTTCATTTTTATCTAAATTTTTAAATAACTTCCAACCATTTTCCGTTAATAATTCTGTTTTTTCATCATAACAATAACTTCCATGCCATCCAATTCTAATTTTTTCATTTTTTGGTTTAATAAAATCTTCAGGTGTATGATACATATTAGGGATAATAATTGGTTCTTTATTAAATCTTTTTTTTAAGTATTCAGCAAGAGGAATAGTTGATGTTGTTATTTCATCTGACTGTTTAAACACAAAATCAAGTTTATCAAGTTCTTTTCTATTATAATGATTATGTGCTAGATTCCCTGCTGGAATACCCCAAATAAGATCATCAATATCTGATACAATTTTTTTGCCTTTAGATTTAATATATGGAAGCCATTTCTGAAAAAAAATATCATTAGCTCGTTGAAGTCCAATTACATCTACTTCTTCTAATCTTGGATCATTAGGTGGAAAACCAAGAGTATATTCTACATTATTCATGTGTTGTTTTAAAAATTCTGCTGGTTGTTTTACCCGCATATATCCACAACCATATATATCTGATGAAGTTGCTAAATATTTAATATTTTTAAATTTTTCGTTCATATTAAACCTTTATTAAAAATAATTAACCTAAAAGAATGTTATGAGTATTATTGTCTTTATTTCTTTTAGCACATTCTGTACACACATTTTTAGTAATTTTTTTACCTTCTTGAATAACAATAATTGGTTCTAAATTTTCATGTAAAGCACCACATTCTTGGCAAACTTGAAATAACATAATAGCTCTCTCTCTCCTTTTTAAATTAAGAAAAATCAAATCCTATATTAGATTCTTCTTTATTAAT